TGTAATGGTTGTGGAGAAGTTAGGGTCATCACCTAGAGCAGCAGCTAGTTCATTTAGTGTGTCTAGTGTGCCTGGGGCTGAGTCTACAAGTGCAGCTAATTCTGTATCTACATAACCTTTACTTGCTGCGTCACCTGCGTTTGTTGGTGTTGTTAGGTTAGTGATAGTAGCTGTAGTACCAGCATTCATATTCAACGTACCGTTGATGGTTACGTCTGTAAATGTAGATGAACCACTTGAAGCTGTAACATTACCTGTCACATCACCTGTCAGGTTACCAGTTACATTACCTGTAACGTTACCTGTGATAGCACCTGATACTGGCCCAACAAAAGACGTTGCTGTAACTGTCGTGCCTGTGATAGCTGCTGGACTTGTTGCACCAATAATAGTACCGTCAATAGCCCCACCATTAATATCAGCAGTCGCCAAGGTAGCTTGTCCAGATGTCGATAGAGTTGTAAAGCTACCAGCAGCAGTAGTACTAGCACCAATAGTAGTACCATCAATAGCACCTCCGTTGATGTCTACAGTGCTGTGTGTTGATGTACCTGTTGAGGTAAGGTTAACTGTAGTTACGTCACCTGTAAAACCTGATGCACCTGTTACATCTAGAGTGTTGGAAAAAGTTGTTGCACCTGTAACACCTAGAGTACCACCGACAGTAGCATTACCTGAAGCGTCCATTGTAGTGAAGTCTGCAGCAGCAGGGGTAGTAGCACCGATAACTGTGCCATCAATGTTACCGCCATTAATGTCTACTGTTGTGAAGGTAGAAGTACCTGTTGATGTAACGTTACCTGTTAGGTCACCAGTAACATCACCTGTGACATCCCCTGTCACGTTACCTGTTACATCACCTGTAAGATTGCCTACAATAGCATCAATGTAACCGATACCGTCAACGTACAAGTCTTTAAACTCTAGGGTAGAACTACCAAGGTCAATATCATTAGTGACAGCAGGAATAATAGCACCATCTTGGATTCTTACTTGGGCTACTGCAGCACCACTTACCTCTGAGTGAAAGGTAACTCTGTTTGATGCTGTATCTACTGTTACTTTATTGAGGCCATCTAAGTCTGCGATAAGAGGAACATAAGTACCTTCTGCAGAAGTACCATCGTGTTTGTGGCCTGTGCTGTTATTAAAAGCATCTCGTATTGCGTTAAACTCAGCATTAACTGGTGCAGCTTTAATAACTGCATTAGCAATAATATCAGCTACTGATTGTCTTGTATAACCTGCCATGTTACAACCTGTCTCCTACTCCAAATGTAATCACAAGACCCTGTATACTGTGTGACGCATTGGTGTCATTAGTTACGTATTTAAATGAGGCTGACTTACCTGAGCCTGAAATGTTTGTTCTTTGTACAGGCGCAGGGTTACCATCAAAGATTGCAGTACTGTTATATAAAGCCTCGTTATAGTATGCTGCAGCACCCTCTGTAACTAGGGTAAAGTTAGTCGGGCTTAGTGTCTCAATGTCTTCATAATCATAAAGGGCCGACATAATAATCTCGTTGTCACCTTCTGATCTTAGATAAGTTGCGACTGTATAATAAACTTTACGTTGCTCTGGGTCTTGCATATGAAAGAAAGGAGTTTGAAAAACACTTAATATGTTTTCACCGTCAAAGTCATTACCTCTCTCTTGCCTATGCACCTTACCGTTTGAGTCACCGTGTATTACATATTCATACTGACCGATGTAACCACTAGCAGCACAAGTGGTAAATACACCTAGCATCTGTCCGTATTCAAACTGCAATCCGTTAGGTGTTTGTCTAAAGCCACCAATAATTCCTTGACCTTCTGCAGCACCTAGGAAGTAACGGAACTGTGTCTTCTGTCGTATAACTACTGCGTCTAGCTTATCTAGATCAACATCAAATACAACATCTGTAAAGATAGACTGAATGTCTTTTGAGACTGTCTCTAGGTTAACGTCACCAATCTTATCAGTACCGCTGACAGGGCGTAGACCATCTTGTGATAAGAATAGTAGGTCACCACCTATCTCAATCACACTGTCGGTAGCCATACAACCTAGATCGTCTGTAACTTCTTGCAGTACAAAGTTTGAGATATTGTCTCCTGCAAGCTTACGAATGTTGTTACTACCAAAGATGTATAGCACATCACGGAAGGACTTGATAGCTACAATAGGAAAACCTACATTAATTACACCTGCACCGTTTGCTGGATCAAAGTCTGTTTCATTATAAGGAGCAGAGAACCAAAGGTTAGTTGACTCTGTTGCATCTCCTGCTAAGAATAAATGATTCTTAAATACGTGAGATACTTTAGGTGCAGAAGGTGTTGTAGATGCATTAATTTGTGTGTAAGTTGTACCATCATAAGTAGCTGCAGGATTTACACCGTCTGTAATTACTACTTTGTCATCACCCCAGTTATACTTAGTAAATCTTACTTTAGGGTAGGTTGATACATCTACACTTGCAGGGGTAGTAATAGTAACCCAAGCCTCAGTTGCAGTATCCCAATAGTATAGATAATCTGTACTACCTGTATCCCAACGTGCAGCTAATATACCATCATTAATACCATTTGCTACACAAACACCTAGTACATTACCAAAACCAGGGACTGTACCGTAGTCGTTACTGTAACCACTAATCTTTCTGTAACCACCAGTAACAGCAGGTTCGTAGTTAATTAAACCAATAGCTGAACCTGGGGATGTCTCACCTTGTGACAACACATCACGACTAGTGTTTAGACCGCCTTGGCAGAATACTTTGAATGAGGCGAGATTGTCAGCCATTATGCACCGTCATTAAATGAACTAGTTCTTGCTTTACCTATAACAGTAGAACGAATGGATAGGGCATCATCCATGAGCACTCGACGCATAGACTTAATGCCATCCTCAAAGTTATTCTGATGCATAGCTGCACTCTGCTCATTGCTACGGAAGCGCATCATAAACATCATAGCACCATCAATAACTACGTGCTTAAAGCGATCAGGGATAATACATACGTCATCATACAATGTCATATCTGAAGGGTAAGACCAATATACGTATTCTACTTCGTATGCTGCATTAGGAATAGGTGTAACACCGAAAGACTCACCTAGTGTTTGATACACACGAGTAGGTGGTCCATCACCGTTTACTTGATCACCACCATCATCTGCTGCACGTACATTCTGTGTGTACTCCTCAAAAGACATAGGCTTCAAGTTCATTGGGCTGTTACCCTCTGAGCTTAACTTCTTAAGATAGAACGTATCCCAGTCAACACTAGAGTAGTCTGAGGGAAAGCTATACTGTCTAGTGCCGATAGTAAGTGTTTGTGTATAAGTAGTTTTAAGGAAAGGCCATTCTTGACCGTCCTGCAGAATAAGTCTAACGCTACTGTTGATTGCATCTTTAGCTAAGGCTTGAACGTTACGTACTGTATCAAAGCCATCACCAGCAATGTCTAGTGTAACTTCATTAAGTCTACGTAGTAATTCATTTGTTAGTGCGACAAAAGTAGCCATAGAGTTATCCTACTATTAAATGTGCTGAAGGGCCAGCCTCTTGACAAGACCAGCCCAACAAGCTATGTAGTATTAAGCAGCGTTGTAACGTGCTGTGATAAGCGCTTCTGGGCGTAGGACTTTACGTCCATATAGATGCATACCACGTACGATGTCTGCGAATGAGTCTGGGTCACGGTAGTTCTCAACTTTGTTGATTTGCTCCGCTGATGCTACTGCATCTTCCTGACCTGCAACGATAACACCGTAGTTGTCGTTTTGTGCTGTTGTACCTGAAGTACCTGCGCCAGTGCCTTTTGCTGGTAGGTTGTTAGACACATAAACACGGAAGCCGTGTAGGTTGTTCAACACCAAGCCATTCATTAGACCTGAGCCACCGAAGTCAGCGTTAAGTACACGTGAGTCTTCGTCTTTCAGCATTTCCATGAATACTGGGTCTACAACGATCCAACGTCCACGTGCATCAACACTTTGTGTATCCATCTTACGAGCCATACGAGCGACGACTGTTAGAGGAGAGACAGTTGTTGCTGACAATGCAGTTGCACCTGGTAGGCGTGGTGCTAGAGGAACTGAGTCACCTGCTGTTGCTGTACCAGCAATAGTCAAGTTACCGAAGTCAGTTGCGTCTAGGTGGTTCGCTGTTAGGAACTCGCCTGTTAGGTTACCTGCTGTGTCATGCTGTGCATCACCAGATGTTGCAGTTGAATACTCACCTGCTGATGTGTGACCTGACAAGTACTGCATCACGTCTGCGTCCATTGAGTCAGCCATTTTATATGCTGCACGATCAGCCGCTAGTGATACATAGTCAACGTTTGCGAACTGGTCTTCGATGTCATCCATTTTGAATGCGAAGTAGTTTGCTTTGTCGATAGTCAATGAGAAGTCTTCATCGTTAAGCTTCTCAACAGAAATAGCTGTGTGACGCTCAAGAGCGTTAACAGTTACGTCTGGTTCTTTCTGAATACGAACAACATCGCCTTGGTTAGCGATCTCACCGAAGTAAGAGTTGTTTGTAATTGCGTTAGTCACAGCCGCTTTACGTAGAGCGATCTGTGCTTGTTTGGAATAGATAATCGGGGAGAAGTTCCCGTCAAATCCACCTGATGCGGATGTAATAGCCATAGTTAATTTCTCCTTATAGATATGGCGTGAAAGTGACACTACATATCCACTAAAGAGGCTCTTTGTAGTAGGGTGGTCAGCTATACATTAAGGGTGGCCGCCCTATATGCGCTGGGCCTATACTCTGAGGTAGTTCTTTGTCGTGGCTAGTGCTTTAAAAGCATACACACTTATTTTGTGTATATGCTATAGTTTTACTTATGACTTAAAGTTTGTCAAGCTATTTCTTTGACATATCATAAATAAACTTACCAGAGCGCTGTGCGTCCATGATCTCGTCCATGCGCTTCTCGTATTCTTTGATAGACATCTTAGCTACTTGTGATTCACGCAAGTACTTAGACTCTTCAGTATCATTAGGTGTAGTAGTGCGTTTAGTCATGACAGACGATGCCGCACCCTTATCACTTGAACTTTTCTTAGGCTTACCTGTAATACCCTTGTCAACTTTATACAAGTCAATCACACGAGCTACAGACTTAGCGTCTTCTACATTCTCATACAAAGCATCTTGTACCCACTTAGGTTGATCTTTAGCCCATTCATGGAATGTATCATCTGAACGTATCTCACCAAAGTCAGGGTGGATAGCTGCTAGTTCTGCTTCAGCTTTCTCACGCTTAGCTGTAACACGTAGCTCTTCAATCTCTTTCAAGCGTCCGTCTAACTCAGTAGCACGTTCATCAGCTTTCTTAGCAGCAATAGCTTCAACGATACCTGCTACGTCTGGATACTTCTTAGCCCATGCTTCAATCTCGTCATTAGACTTAGGTAGTACAAGCTCATTCTTTGTAGCTGCTTCAAGTTGCTTCTCTAGCTTTTCTAGCTTAGCAGTAACCTCTTTGTCTTTCTCTTGCATATGGCGGCGTAGATCACCATAGCGTTGCTTGAAGGTCTTCTCTTCAGCGCTTAGCTCTGTATCATCCGCTTCTTGTGCTTCGGCTTTTGCTGGCTCTTTATCTTTTTGTTCTGATACACTCGCATCCTGAACTGGGGCGTTCTCAACTCCCTCGCTATCGGATTCACTATTGGTGGCTTCTTCCTGCGTTTCATCGTCTTGTGCCAGTCCAGCTTGTTTCATCAACTCACGTAACTCTTCTTCATCACGTTGTACACGTGCCATATTACGTTTGTGTGATACAGAGTCAACCTGTACTTGTTCTACTTCAGCCATTTTATTACTCCTTATGTTGGGGCCAGCCGTAGCTGGGTAGCCTTATAGTTATATTGGATATATTAGTCTGCCCAAGTGGATGGGTCATTCATGTCAAAAGTTTTACCGCTTGCTGCATAGTCTTCTACTTCTTGTTCAATCTGTTCTTCCATATCGCCAGCAAAGACAGGATCATCGTCGTCTTTAGGTTTAACCTGCTGAGACATCACTGTTTGTTCATCTTGAATCGCTTTACTTGATGTATCAAAGTCTTTTGTTTTACCGCCACCTAAGCCTGTCAAAGACTGGTAAAAATCTTTAGACCTAGACATAGCAGCAGGAAGAATTGTAGAAGACAGTTTGTCTGTTAGGTCAGATGTTATCTGATCACCATCAATCCATTCATCTGGTAGATTCTTGAGGAATATGCTATCTTCTATCGTTTCATTAATTTTAGTACGAATGTCTTTTGCAGCCTTTTCTCCATACATAGCTTCAATTATGTTTGCAACAGCATTAGCTCGTGCAATACCTGTCGCACGATACGCACCTGCACCTGCTGCACCTACTAAGCCTAAACCAGACATAGCAGCGGTCATACCTGCTTTCTCGCCTTTGCTCATTTCAATCATAGCATATACATCTTTTGTAAGAGCTTCAGGGTCTGTAAAGTCTAAATCATCTGCCCAGCTTGTAGGGTCTTTAGTTTCTGTGTCTGTAGGAGGAGGTTTACTCCCATCGTCATTACTAGGTTTCACAGCAGGAGGAGCCATTGTGTAACCCATGCTTAAATAATTATTATATTCTTCTAGTGTTGTAGCTTCAACCTCTATACCTTCAGGAGAATACATTAATACAGGTGTAAAATCAAACTGTGAAGTTTCTTGTTGACTAATTTGTTGTAAGTTCTGCTGTGCTTGTGGAGAGAAACTAAACCCTGCGCCAAACTGTGAGAAGTCGATGTTAGCTTGTGTACCCATTGGAGCAGGTGTAGTAGGAGGTGTTACAGCCTGTGTAGTGGGAGATGCAAGCATAGAAGCTGCTGTACCGCCAAAGTTATAACCTCGTACATCACCGCCTTGGTTATACCCTGCATTACCCATAGCTACAGGTGCACCTTGGCGATACATCATCTGTTGCTGTTGGTAAGGATCAGTTTGTGTAGACTGTGTGTCTTGCTGTGTAGCAAAACCACCTACAGCCATCATCATAGTCTCAATCTCAGCCATCTCTTCAGGAGTAAGATCACCTTCTTGCATCTCACCCATAGGCTCACCACCAATGCGTCCTTCAGCATCCATACGTGCTAGTTCAACCTTAGCTTCTTTACGTAGGTCTTCAAAGAACTTCATGCCGTAGAAACGAAGAACATCAGCAGGTACAACATACTCACCTTCGCTTAGTTGCGCTGGGATGTCATCACGTACTTCTTCAGGTAGAGAACCTGGTGGTACTTCGTTGCCTGACACAGGGTCTACTTCTGTACGGCTAGACTTAAATACCGCATCCATTTGTTCATCCATAGCTACTCCACCTTCTGCATATTTTTTACTAACTTTAGGTATATTACTTTCTACTTCTATAATCTCGTTGCCAAAGTGAATACCTTTAGGATTCTTAAAGTCTAATATCTCTACAGGGTTTAACCCTACTTCAGGCTCAAGTGTAAACTTAACTTCTGTTCCCTGTAGAATCTCACCTGCTTTACGTGGACCCCAATCTTCAGTAAGGCGTAATGCAGCAGTGTCTGCTCCTGTAGGTATAAACTCCGTAGGCATATCAGGGTTTTGATGAACACCTGCAAACTTTTCTAGTTCAGACCTTGGCATATAAATAGTCTTTACAGACTGTGGCTGAACACCAGATTCACCAGGATGTTCTGGTCTTGCGGCTTTATCTCTTACAGTTGTATTACCATCTTGTACTTCGTATGTAGAACCTTTTGCAGTCTTAAACTTTGTACCTTTTATAGCTTTCATTAAAGGGTCAGCAACAGGGCCAAGACCCAATACATCAGGAGCAACGGCTAAACCAATGTTTAACCAGCTAGGTTCGTCTGATGATAACTCTTCACCTACCTCTAGTGCTGTACCAACAGGTGTCATAGACAGTGCAGTATCTGCAGCCTTAACACTTAAAGGTTTCTTTTTACGATATTCACCTGTTAATGGACTAGTAATTGCATCAAGAAGATTGTTTGCCATTAACTTTATCCCTCAAGTATTTTAGTCTACGTAATGCACGGATACCACCTTGCGTTTGGTGCATCTCAATTACGTGTTCTGATTGCTCTAGCCGTTTATGTAGTTCTGCAATGTTATTATCTAACTCTTCACAGAACGCATCCCATTCAGCTTTATTGTTAACGAAAGCCTTAAGCGACATTACCACTGAATCCTTGCTCACCTGGTGCAGGAGCTACGCCAGTACCCATAGTACCGCCACCTGCGCCTGTCTGGTCTTGTGCATCAGCACCTGCAGGAGCTTGTTGTGGCGCTGGACCACCCGCTTCAGGAGGCATTGCACCTTGTGGAGGTGGAGCAGGTTGTTGGAACCCTTTCATGATCTCAGCTTGGATAGCTGCATCAGCCATAGAGTTAGTCACCTTGTCTGGGTCTAGGTCCATGCTCTTAGCGATCTCACGTACAATGTAGTCCATCTTAGCGAAAGGTGCTAGCATTGGGTTAGACGCTACCTGTAGGAACTGCATTAGGCGCTGGGAGCGTACCTCATTAGCCATCAAGCTTTCAGTACCGTTAGCCTTAACTTCTAGGTCACCACGAATAGTTTCATCGAAGTCAAACTGCATGTTGAACGCAAAGAATGCACGTCCGATAGGTGCTAGCAGATAGTCATCTACATTCTTAACAACAGTTCTAATACTGCCATTAGCTGCAGACATAAGCATACTAATGCCAGAAGCGGTACGTCCCACTCCCGATACGCCTGTCTGTCCATGTGCGAAGCTTGGGAATCCTGTGCTTTCATCAGCGAGGACACGAGCCTTGTCAAATAGCTGCATGTTCTCACCAGCCACATTGGGGAACTTAGTACCAAAGATAGCTTGGCCTGGTGCTCCACCTTGTCTACGGAACACCTTGCCTGGATACACTGATAAGTCTTGTCCTGGTACGAGGTTTGTTTCATCTATCTCAATCAGTAGGTTACCAGATAATACAGCATTGTCAACAGCCATTCGCATAAAACCGTTCATCAATGTTTGTGTATCATCCATATTCTCAGCAATACCTACACCAAAGAAGCTGTATGGGTTATGCTCATATGGTACTGCATAGTAAGGAATACGTGCAGGTTTGAATGGGTTTAGGACACAGCGTAGTACTTTACCGTTGCTGATCCAGATGTTAGCGTTGACTTCATGTAAGTCTTTTAGCTCTGAAGGTATATTAATACCGTTCTCTTCTAGGATGTCTACGTCTACAAAACCCCAGAACTCTAGCACTTCCCAGCGCTCAGTATCTGTAGGAGCAGTATCGTCATCCTCCATCTTCATTTCCCAATGCTTACGCACATAGTCAGAACCTGTAGCGACAGCATCCTCAATAGCTTCATCAATGAAATATGGTCTACCTTTCAATGCACGTAGCTGATTGCGTGACATCTTGTGACGCTCAACAACATACTCTGCGTCATCCATAGAAGAAGCTGCAGGGTCAGGGTAGAAGTTCCACAAAGATACGTGGTTAGTAGATGGTACAGTCTTAACTAGTGGGTCATACTCACCATCATCATCCCAGTTAGGGTATTCTTTATCTACAGCGAATGGGCCTTTCATGACACCTGTACCTAGTAGTGCCATCTCAAATGCCATAGAGCGTAGATGCTTAGATGCACCACTCTCTTGTAGCTGATCATGAATCTTCTTTTCCATCTTCTTAGCTGCAATCATAGCAGGATGGAATGTAGCTGTAGCAGGTGTAGTACCGTCACCTTCAATGATCTTCTCAGATACAGGAGCTACCTTATCTTCTACTGGACCAAGGCGGCGACGAAGGTCAGCCATAGTCTCACCTGGTTTTAGCTCTGTGTCAGGACCAATAAGGTAAGGCTTGTTAGACTCTTGATTGAACGGTGTACGCATAGCATCACCAGCACGTTCAGCATTAGGGTCTAGGTTAATGTGTACCGCTTCTGCTACACCATCAGGAAGTACAGATGGGTTGATAGTAAGTGGGAACTTGTTATTACCAAAGAGTACGTCAACGATCTGACCATATGCAGCTAGAGTCTTAGTCTTAGTTACTTTAACAAACACACGTGACTTCTCGCTAGACGTGAACTGCACATCAGGTCCGTAGATACCACGGTAGTTACGATAAGAGCGTAACCAGCGTTCTTCATCAGCGTTACGTGCATCTTCAGCACGTTTAAAGCGTTCATTCACATAAGTAACAACACTGCTCACATTATCAAACAGAGTGTCTTCTTGCTCTTCTGCAGCGACTACTTCATCTGTCTCAAAGGATAGATCGTCTATTTCTGCCATTATTTAGTACCCGAATGTTGAGTCTGACGCTTGAAAGCCAGAGTGTTGTTTTGCAGGATTGAAGTCCCAGATTGAACTACGTGGTCTAGTCATTATACCATAGCGTAATGCGTCATACAAGTGATCTTCTGCATTAGTATCCACGTCTTCAGGGTTCTTCTTGTCTAGCGGTATACTAGGTATCTGCGCTATAGTATTCGTGCAGGTGGAGAAGAACACCAGCCTTGGCTCTTCAGTGAACTCATCCACCTGCAAACGGCGGTGAATCTCGTTCTTACCTGCAACCCTTGAGCCACGAGAGCGATCCGAAGGTCTCCAACGACAACCCTTCATGTTCATTTGCTCTGCCAGTGACGGGCCAGTATCTCCTCTTTTGTGCCAGAGGGACGAGTCTAACACGCCGTATCTAATAGTACCATCATTTGCTTCAGCTTCTAGCACCATATCAGCTAGATCGAAAGCCGTAACCTTAGAACAATAAAGCTCTCTGTAGACAACCAGTTGTTCAGTCGGTGCGACAGCGAACCAGAGTACTCCAGTATAGGAGCCGTAACCATAGTCGCAAGCTCTAAACTTAGGCCAGGAGTCAGGTATGTCGATAGGCTCCACAACGTGTATGCGTCTATTGAACTCAGGGAAAGCTGCTCCGTCATTGATGTCCCAGTTACCTTCAAGCAACTGTTTACGTTGATGCTCTGGTAGAGATAGAAGCATTGCTTCGTAGTCACCAGTGTCTGCTAGATAAGGGTTGTCAAACAGACTAGCAGGAATGAACCTGCGTTTAAAGAGTGGTTCCCCTTCTTTGCTGTGGCCTTTGGGGAATGTGATAGTATCACCTGTCTCTATGTTCGTAGCCCAGAATGCTTCATTAGATGGCGCTGGGTCAATAAACATCTTTTTAACCCATTGGTGTCCAGCACCTCCAGGGTTTGTAGTACCACGCATATACAAGCCTAAGTTGCTGCTGTGAGCACTACGTAGACGTGACCTCATGTAGTCCCAAGCATAAGGGGTAGGCCACTGTGTAAGTTCATCAAAGCCTATCCAGTTAAACGCTTGACCTTGGTAACGAGTAACGTCCATGTCTTTGTCAAGGTACGACATCCAAAGCCTACCACCCCTTGGACTGATCCACTGACTCTTACGCTCAGACCACTTAATACCTGGTACAGCTTTAGGGTATAGCTCTTGGCTTTTCTGGATAAGTTCACGAAGTTCCTCCGTAGTATGTCGTACTAATAGACCACTAAAGTTAGGGTCATTCAAACCGTGAAGCGGGTCAGCCAGCATCGCATATGATTTGCCACCACCAGCCGCCCCACCATACAATACTTCCCTTTCAGATGCGCTTAGGAAGTCTGTCTGTGGTCCTGGGTTTGGTTTAAACACTACTTCTTGTGCAGTGTCAACATCAAACTCAGCAGGTTTTACTTGTGCTGCTACAGTTTCTACTACAGGTTCACTCTTCTGGGGTGATGACTCTATAGGCTCCGATACTTTCTTCTTCGAGCCTTTTGATCTCCTGTAGCGTTTCTTCGAGCCGCTTGGCAAGCTTGCGTTTAATTGTAGCTGCTTTCTTACGTCTTCGCTCAATGTCTACCCTTTTCTTTAAACCCATATGTGAGATGTATCTACCAGTCTGTCTATACAACCATATAGCTACTTCTCTGTAACCATACTGCTTTAAGTGTCTCTTTGCAAGCTCTAAAGCTTCTAGTTCATCTGGTATGGGTTCTAATAGTTTATCGTTATCAGGGTGTACTCTATATCCGAAAGGCACGGTGCGTGTTGTTCTAGCTATTACGTGCCACTGTCTCTCTTCACCTTTGTGTGGTTTGGGTAGCTCCCAATACCCCAAAGATTCACGGTTCATACTTACTCGTTCTTACCTTCCTTGGCTGGCAGGATAAACACCCCACCACTGCTTGACCCTACGTCAATCTTGTCTGTCTTACCTAAACCTGCACGATCAAGCAAGTCTTTAGCTGCTGCCATCTTATCACGAATGCCTAGTTCAGTAGGGTCATGTAAAGCACCAACCATAGCCATAGCAGCCTTGGGCGCAGTACGAGCAAAGTAAGTACGTGTCTTATCTGCGATTTCATCTTTTAAGCTTTCTACGATGGCACCAGTGCTAGATGTCTCACTATACCCAGCAAGTTTCTTAGCGGCAACAACGTCACCCCCTGCTTCATCAAACAGCACATCTAAAAACTTTTGTTGGTTCTCTGTTAGTTGTCTAGCCATTAGCTCACCATATATAATGTGAAACCTAAAGCACCAAAACCTATTACTAAAAACAAACCTGTTACTGACCAGGTTATAATAGCTTCTTGTAGTTCAGCTTTACGGTACTCGTGTTCCTTCTTCTGTTTACGTATCTTGGCTTCGATAGCCACTAGTTCGTCCCATGCGGATGGCCCCATCGTGAAACTTATATAGTCTTTCAACTCTTTACGCATGGACTCTGCCTTACGCTTAGCTGCAAAAACTTCCATAGCCTCAGACTCTACTGAGCCACCTATAACTTTCCACCAAGGTGGGTTCTTAACCTGCTTCTCAGCTTGCCCTAGATCAGCCATGTGACCAGCCCACTTGTTTAGCTGGCTACCCATGTCCTGTAAGTCCTTGCCTATAGCAAAGCCTTTCTTCAGGGCGTTAAAGGCAACAGTGGCCCCACTAATTATCGTAACTGGGTCCACAAGCCTCTCCCTCTTGACGGACTATTCAGGGTACTGACGTATTACCCGACGAATATCACCACGCCCAATACCGATGTCACTTAGTTCACGGTCTGTCATACCACGTAGCTGCATCTCAGCAATACGGATATTGGCTTGGCGTTGACGTGCTTCAATCATTGCATTGAATACTTTGACTAAAAACGCCTTAAAATTAGTGGCCCACATACGTGATTCAGAAATTACTAGTTCCATGTCCATTCTCCTTTGTTAGTTAGGACGCTAGCTTTGCTAGCACATGAACATAGTTTTACTTAAATCGTGGGCCTTTACTATTACTTTATTGGAATACCCGCTATGCGCTAACCAATAGGCACAAACGTTTCTGTTACAGTGAGTATAGTATCAATGTGTCCTGCAGAGTCAGGAGTAACACGTATTTCATCACCTGGTTGTAACACTAGGTCTATCTGATTGAAGCTAACATACTCACCAGAACCTAAGTTCTTACCTTTTAAGAAGTGAGATGTGTAAGTATCTTCAGTAACATACCACGCAACCTCAACAGTATTATTACCAGAACCACCGTTTACTACGTGAATAAAGGTAACCTCTGCTGTACAGTTAGCAGGACAAGTATATACTGTTTCATATGTTGTACCAGTGTTGTGTCCATACACAGACTTAATACGTGCTGGCTTACCCTGCTGAACAAAAGACATTACTTCTTAACAACCTTCTTGACTGTCTTAACTACCCAAGCTTCATTTACATCAGGTGTAGAGGGATCATCAGCGATGAAGTGTCCATTCTCGTCACGTGCTCGTACCATCTCCAGAGTTTCAACAACTTCAGTCTCCTCTTTCTTTTTAGCAGCTTTCTTAACCTTCTTAGGTTTAGTCATAGCTGTTTCAGCTTCTTGACAGATAGCTGTTACATTAGGGTCTTTACTTTGTACGTTACCGTAGTTGTCTTCACCTGCAGCTTGGTTACCACGTTCATCCCACACGTAGCCATGCTCATCTACACGGTATCCTTTAGCTTCTAAAGCATCCTGATACTTATGATAGAACTTGTTACCCATTAGCTACTCTTCTTCATTGGGCGTTCAGCAGGGTTAGATGCACCACAATAGCCACCTTTGTTGTAACCCTTCTTCTTGGTCATACCGCCACCCATCATGCCCATCTTCTTCTTGCTCATACCACCATAGTTGTAACCCATCTTCTTAGCTACTTCTGGTGCTTCTTTCTTTAAAGCTTTCATACCTTCATTCATCTTCTTCATGTCTTACCCCTTTGTGACCTTGCTTTCTTTTTAGCTGTATCCGACAAGTCGCCATAATGATACAAACGTTTTGATGTCTTACTCATGTTCTTACCCGTCATGAGCTTACCGTCTGGGTGTTTATGATAAGCACCTTTATGTACTGTACCATCCTTAAAATAGTGTTTTACTCCTGCACCCATTACGTTCTAAACTTCCTTACCTTCTTTGCAACTTTCTTAGGTTGAGCCACATGCTGCTTACCTGCCTTAGTGCCTTGTCGTTTTGCTCTACTTGTAGCGGCATACTCACTGCTGCTAAGAGACTTAATAGCCTTAGCAGGTAGGTAACGTTCACCAGTAGCATTAGAGCCTTGCGTAGAAGGTTTACCACTCTTAGTACGCCAGTTCTGTTTAGTCCACTTCTTTAAACTTTTCTGTGGAGACTTCATGATTTGTAGCCCCCACCTTTTGCTTTGTATTGCTTAGCAACCATCTGGGCTTTTCTCGCAGACCATTGTCCAGGCTTGCCACCTTTACTACCTGCTTTGACTTTTGCAACGAGGTTCTTACGCATAGTTGGTTTGGTATAGTTACCTGCAGCATTAACAGTGCTTTTCTTTTTGTTAGGCATTAAACACTACTTCCTTCAACTTTATGACAATGTGGAGTAGCATAAGCACCACCCTGACGTATGTTAGCTGCTACTTGTTCTGCTTCCTGTAAGCAAGACTCTTCAGTGTAGAACGGTTCAGGCTTAGCTATAACTTTACATGAGAGTGCCATAGGGTCAAAACAAACAAGTAGTATTCCTATCCACATAACTTACCACTTTTCTTTATTAGCCCAGTAAGCTGCACTCGTCTTACCCTTCTTGATGTTCTTAGCGTGTCGAGCTTTAAAGCTAGCACGTTTCTTCTTCATAGCTTCCGACTCACCAGCTTTGGGTTTACCTGCAGTCTTAGCACCCTGCTCACCAAAGCGTATCATCTTAATAGTGTCACCTTCCTTGGCGAGAACTACGTGTGACTTATTAGGGTGTTTCGGTGTACGCTTAGGTTTGTTGTAACCACTAAACTTTTCACCACGGTATTCTATGCTCATCTTACTTCATATCCATCTTACGTGGGTCTAACAGACTACTGTGATCTCTGTCGATAAACTCTAGTGTCTTCTCTAGTAGCGCTACTCGTTGCTGTAACTCTACGATACGCATAATAGACATAGACATACTGTTTATCTCTTCCCACAACTCATCCATGTCATCCCATACATACTCTAACTCTTTAGAGTTATCTACTACGTCACGCTTTAGGTTAACGTTATCTTCGATAGCCATCTTAGAGCCTAACTGGGATACAGTCTCTTCTAGGCTAGCTATAGTAGCAGCTTGTTGTGATACCCACCACACACCACCTGCTAGTTGTACTGCCATAGCTGCTACTAATGCAATGGGAAGCTTCACGTTATCCATACTGTCTCTCTTTGTCAGGGTCTAACACTTCATGCCTACCCAAGTGTCCCTCTAAGTACATAGCTCTCTCTACGTGATCTAACGTGTACCACTCACCAGTACGTACATAGATAGCTTCTCTTACGTAGAACACATCCGACTTTGGTATGTGTACTTTCTGCATAGCACGTGAGTCATTGTTAGCTAATGCGTTGTAAAAGTCTGTTAAGACATCTTCACTTGCATATAGTTGTACAGGTTTATGTTTCATTGTCAAGTAAAAACTTTAATCAGCAATAAGTACGTGCTGCAAATAACTAGTAGTTACATTGTAATTGTTACAGAGAGGGAGGAGAGGAGACACACAGTTACAATATAGTGTCGTTACTCACAGCACGTAGTCACAATAGTATTATTGCTTTTATGATTTGTGACTGTGTATAGTATAACATTAATGTAATAACTCTGTCAAGTACAAATATTCATATAGTTACATGTATAGTTTAATGACCTATGTCCACTTACATATTTACTACACTATGTAATAACTTTTATGTAATAACTATCTTTTATATTTACTTCTTATGTGTAACTACTCTTAAGAGTTATTACATTAAAGTTTAACTTAGCCCCCTACCCCCATAGTTATGCTTATTGTCAAGCGTATGTCAAGTAAGAAATATGTGTGTTACACTAAAAAGTGATCATACTGTAACAAACTGTAACACAATGTTACTAAAACTATAGGGTACCTGCTCCAGTGGTCCATACCCCTAGCTTGTTAATTTGTTAATACTGGTAATGTTACACTATAACATAAGACTTCATGGTATACCTGGTTGCAAAAACCCCGTGTGTGTACTTGTGTATATACGTATAACGTAGACCCCCACCCTGGCCCATGCCTCCCCCCATCAAGATATAGCTAAGTGTTTGTTTTTACTAGTGTTTCTACTTAAGATAGAGCTGTCAGAAATAATACACTCAAGAAATAGCTAATAATTCAGCATATAAAGCTTTGTTTTTGTTAGGTTTTACTACTCATGTAGCTTGAGTGATGCACTATTTGTGTGGTATTACCCTACCCCATTGGAAGGTGGTGCGATTATACCCCATACGATGCATGTATCAACATTGTGATCACAAACACCAGAGCCATCACACCAATGTGATCACATACTATAGCATCAACACTTTTTGTGATCACAAAAGCTATAGCATTCCCAGTACAACCAAAGCGATACCATAGCACAACCACAAGTAGAGCTTATATAATAATACTGTGAAAGTATAGGTGCCCTATGTCCAAACAAATAATAATTGCAAAAAGAATCGTTATAAAACAAAGACTTATAAAAAAGTTTGATAAAAAGTAAAAAAAGTACTTGTCAAATAAAATCCCGTATGTCATCTATTAATCATCGAAACGAACACAGCAACACTAGCAGAAAGGTAAATGCTATGCAGATTGAGACTTTTATTTTGCCAACTCATTGGGCTTGTTACTTAGTGAATGCAGATGCATCGTATCTAAGCGACGATGATCAAGTTGAGATTGATACATATGTAGATGACTTGTTAGCTAACGGATATAAATGTTTTCATGTTGCCAATGTATCACAAGATAGTTACTTTTCACGTTATCACGATGCAGATAATGGCAATTATATCTTGACTGAGGTAGCAGAATATGAAGTCATAACTGAGTAGTTACTTTATCGGGTGCATCTAATACCCTCCCTTATTGGGTGCACCTTAATAAACTAACTTAGCTAGCAGAAAGGTAAATGCTATG